TGAGGTGTAATCAGTTACTCCGTTAATGTCTCCTGCTAAGTTAGCTGCAATAGCTTCAGTAGATGGAGGATCTGGAGGGTACGCATACGTTTCGCTACTCATGTCGGGGTCAATGTCTGTCGCAGCAGGGTCGTGGTCAAATTCTCCTATTTGTACTTCTGAACCTCCGTCAAGAAAAGACTGCACTTTGAAGTGAATGCCTTGCCCAGAAGCCTTGATCCAAATAAGAGCTTCGTTAGGTTGTGCAGTAAGTCCTCTAGAAAAAGTAGACAAAGTATCTGCAAGTTGGCAAGTAACTGAAGTGTTTACTAAGAAAGTAACATCAGCAATAGACACAGCTTTAAAGTTAGAAGAAGGAGAACTGTCTGTTAAATAAGTACTAGATCCTAAGTCAGTATGCACAATTTTTTGAGTGCCATCTAAATCGTGTACTAAAACAGTATTTCCTGATCCTGTAAGAGTTACTAAGAATTCTTCATCTACATCTCGTGTTACTACATGAGTAAAAGCGTCAGTAGCGTTTACCGATGAAGTACTATTTTTAAGTTGATTTACATAGTTTGTAGGAGGTCTTTTAGTTAGCCCGCCAACAACTAAAGGCATTGCATTTTCTTGTGCTTCGCATTGGTTAGGTAGACGTTGTGTTGCAGGTTGTTGAGATACCCCGCCAACTAAATTAGGAACGCTCGTAGTAATAAGAGCCATTATCCAAGACTCCTAGAAGTGTTTAGTCTGCCCATGATTCTATAAACATCGTGGTTGTCAAAGATTGTTCTGTCTCCAGTTTCTCCTTCAAACTCTTTTAGCAAAGCTAAAGCACGAGTTTCATCTTCACGAGAAAACATATGATGTTTCTGAGATCCCACCATACGATCTTGGAATACACGAGCAGCTTTTATAGTCGCATATCGACGTGCTGGCTCAGGAAGCTCTGTAAAATCTAGTAAGTAAATAACAGTAGCTACAACTTCCGTTTCAAAATCATAAGTGTTATTAGTACGATCAAATAGTTTATCTCCACGCTGAGTAATGTCTCTAGTATCTGTAACTGTTGAATTTTTAGTTACATCTTGAGTTACTATTCCGTGGTCTACTAAGTCAATTCTTACTATGTTTTCTGCTAATACTATTTGTTTACTTGCATCAGGCTGAAAAGACACATTGTATTGAGTATTAAAATGCCAGCCCATTGTTTGTATTTCTCTAGTAATTTCTGTTAATACATTTTGAGCAATCGCTGCATCAGCATTTTTAGGATCACTAAGAGAAGTAATAGGAGGTTCACCAACCGCCGAAAGAATTGTGTTTACTGCATCGAGTTCTGTTGTTCTAGCTCCAGCCATTAGACGCTCCCTTCTTAATTTTAAAAAAGGAGACGACCCCTTATTCAGAGGCCGCCTCCGGGGACATGGAGACTCATGTCAATTATACAATACTTAAGTATATATTAAGTCTTGTTAGAGAATTCATAGCAACATTCTTCACGAAGAACACCGTGACCCATAGCATATTTTGCTAAGAGTAGAGTTCCTAATCGCTCCATAATGTACTCTGATTCCATTGCTAAGTCCATTAACTTAACAGTACCGACACCTTCAGACTGGAACCCAACACCAATAGTGTTAGAGAAATCAGCTTGTAGGTAGCCAGTATTAGAACCGAATTGTGGGTTTTGAATAAGATCAGAAGCTCCCACAATGTCAGCACTTGAATTGTCTGCTGTTGGAATGTGGTTGCTCTTTAGAATTCTAACGCCAGCAACTTCCATAATTGTACCACTAGCAGTAGAACCATTTCCTTCGTTTCCAAAGTCTCGGTTTATTGCATCTGTGTTTTCCTTGATGAGCTTATAGTACTCAGCAGGAGGAAGAATAGCGTAACGACCTTGAGCTGGGACATTTCTTTGATCCATAAGCTCGGCCATTTTAAAGATTCCTTTAACCCAGTCAGAACCTTCAACAGTTCCGTCGTTGTCGCCAATGCCACCAATTTCATTTGATGTAGCTTCGTCGCTAGTGCTACCATCGCAAAGAATAGTACCTCCTAGAAACTTATTAGCAAGCATGGCCGTTTTACTAGATTCAGTATTACCAAATCGGTCAGTAAGTTCTCTTGCACCGCCGATGATTGTACCTATTAGGTTTTCATCAGTTGTGTAAGCTAACTCTCGTCCAATTTCTGTACTGTATACTGATCTAACGTCGAAGTGGTTCATAGCTTCATCTATATCAGCAAGGAATGCTGAAGAAGTAAGAACTGCGTCAATAGTAATTATACGTTCGCTGTGAGTCATTGTGCTTAAGTAATTAGCTTGACCCGCAGCATCACTAGCAGGTTCGTCAACTAAAACAGACTCGCCGGGTGTGTGATATTTAGCGGCAGCAACACCAGTTACTGGGAACTGTGCTGATTTACCACTTGTGATTGTTCGTGTACGAACCAAAGGTAGGACTTGATTTTGCTCCTCGAAAACTGTAAGAACTTCCCCTGAGAAAACTTTCAGGAAAAGGGCAGTTTTATCAGCACCACCTTGGTTAGCACCGAAACGTGATACGTCTGGTACACCGTATGACATAATAAAATTCCTTTGTAAATTAAATTGTCGTAGTACGACAAAAACTAAAATAAATGTGGTGTTTCTGTTTATTTCTCAAGTCAGTTATCCATCGCAATGGGCTGAAAATCTTCTTCAACTTCGACATCCATCGAACCTGCATACCATCCTTCTGGTATGAGGACTTTACTAGCCGACAATTCCCAAGAACTGCCGTTCCAATAATAAACTTTTCCCTTAGTGTTAGGGCCTATTCTTATAAGCCCTTCACTTTCTGGGACGAATACTACTTTTGAACTTCCGCACCCTGTTACTCCAAGCATTACGAATACGCTTAGGAGGAGGAGGGGCATCTTTTCCAATAGTAGGTTCATTTGTTTTCTCCAAAATAGTAGGAAGTAGAGCCTTAAAAATAGACCCTAGTAAACTTGCTAAAAAAGACATTACGCTTCCTCTTCACAAGACTCCCACATGGCTTCTTCTTCTGCTTGCTTTTTCTTCACAGCAGTTCTTGAAGCACCATAACCAAGTGCTGCTAAAGCTGACATAGCCATTCCTAGCATTTGGCCGACAGAAGACTCCATAGGGAAGGCACCTGACGCACATAATGCACCGATTAACATGGCCGCACTTGACAACCAAAACTCTGTAGATTTGTATCCGGGTTTCATTTTTTCACCTCATAAAATGTTGGAACTGGAAAGACGAGACTCTACATCTCTACGGTATGCAGGGTCTTTACGATAACGTGGATCCTTCATAGCCTCAGTAAGTTCTGCTAAAGAACGGAATGCTCCAGAGGCTCCTTTAGAACCTGTGTCTCCTTGAATGAGAGGACGAGCCATTCCAGCAGATTCTTTCCATCGGCTAGATAAATTTTTAACAGCAAACAACATTTCTTCATTTGTTCCTTGCATAACGACATTATTAAATACATCTTGCTCTTGCTCAGTAAGTTCTGTAGAAGCCCATTCAATCATGGCATCGTAGTTCTCTTCTCCTCCTACAGTTCCGTATACAGAGTTCATGTGGACATTTAAAGAAGCCTGTTGCCCTTCAATATACTGGTCAATAAATTCACGAGGAATGTTGATTTGATTCGCAATCCTCTCCCTCGACTCTTCTGAAATCGTCCCAGTCTCCGAAAGCTCCGTCGTATACTCTTCATATCCCCCATTGAAAAAATTGGCATAGGATTCGGGAGTACTCTCTGGTTGTTCTTCAGTTTTCTCTTGGTCTTTTTTGGAATACGCCGATTGCAATTCTTGATAAGCCTTCGCCAACTCCTCTGGACTTGTAAATTTCTCCGGTAGCCATTCGGGACGCTCTTCTGTCGTTTCATCGGTTACAGGTTCTACTCCTTCTTGTTCTTGAGGGGCATTTGTTTCTTCCATCATTGCAGCTTCTTGCTCTAATGTTGGATTTTCATTTGGGTCGTTTTTAATCACTTCAACTTTTTCGTAATTAGACACTTTCATTCTCCATGTCTTGCTGTACTTGTCCTGCGACAGTACTTATGGCCTGTGGTGCAGCTTGTTGGGCCAGTCCCATCATTTGCTGTTGCTGCATCATACCTTGTATTTCTTCTTCTGTACGTACTAATCCCTCAGTATCTATTCCAAGAGCAGAAGCTCTCCTAGACATATACTCTCGAATATTTACATATTGACCCAATGCTTCGGGGCCTACTGTCTGAGCTATGCCTTGTAAATAAATATCAAGTTTAGATAAGTCGTTCCCTCTTCCTAACGCATCAATTCCTGTAATAATTGTAGGAGTTACCTTATCTTTAGGAATCTTAGGGAGTTTCTTTTGTTTCTGCATCCTGTCAATAATTCTGTTTACCAAGGGTAATTGGAATTCCTGAGACAAGACACTATATATTCCACCTAATTGTCTCTCTATAGACTGGGTAACTAATCTTACTTCTTCGGCCGTAACTCGATCCGCATTACGAATAGATGCTTCTGTAAGGAGAAAGGCATACGATAAACGCTCGCTGATTGTCTGCATCGCTTGTAGCGTAATACTGAAATCTTGGGTCTTATCGACTTTGAGTACACTAACATCGGCAGCACTCCCTTCTCTGATACTTCCATTTGGAGATTCAGCAAGAGTCCTTGCTCTCGTTGTACCGTTTGGATTGACTAAAAATAACACTTTAGAAGCAGCAGCACTTCCTTCAACAATAGCTTTAGAAAGTCCCTCTAAACTTTGTAAGTCTCCGTAATACTGTTCTACATATCCTCTACCATAAGACTCCCCGTCTACTCTAAGCATTCTTAAAGCAATAAAAGGAGAACGGGTTTTCTCATATATAGTTCTAGTTTCTTCTAGTATGTGACCGAAGATTTCCTGTACAACTTCTACTTTCCCATTAGGCAATGTATGCTGCATGGTAAA